CAATTGAAAAATCATTTTACTTACCCCACAATTTTTTTAGATACGTTTGAACTAAAGTAGACTTAACAAACATTTCTTTGTCTGTAGTCATTAGTGAGGCGTTAACTTCATATAAATTTTTTAAAATAAATGATTGCTCGTAAGTAACATTAGAAGAAAACCAGCCAATAATATTTCTACGAGTACCACTCGAAATTTTATTGACAGCATGTGGATAGATAATAGGAAATATTGCAATTTCTCCTGAGAGAAGTTTGTGAGCAATTTGTCCTGCATCTGTTTGAAGTATAAACTCTCCACCTTCATAATCGCTATTTAAAGATATTGAAAATCCGTAATCAAAAAAAACATTATTAGATTTCGGCATTGCTTTAAAAGCGTCTACGTGCATATCATAGTAGTCGCCTTCTTCGTATTTATTGTAAAAATTTACTGAAACACGATTAGGGCAGTAAACAGAATCAATGTAAGCATTGTTGTACAAAGTACTGACAAGGTGTTTTTTTATGTCTTCTGGAACACCCGCCGTTTGTTCATTCTGCTTCATCTTGTAGTGTTTGTTAGTGGGCTGTGTTACGCTGCCACTTTGATATTTAACTTTATTTAGTCCAACACTACACTTATTAACTTCTATTTCGTCTAGTAACTTTAAAAAAAACATATGTACCCCACAAATTGAACATAGCAAAAAGGGGCAGGGTTTTTGTAAGGAACCCTGCAAAACCTCTAGACATATTAAGTGCCCGTCGAAACCGTAGCGGATTCAACCGGATTCTTAGAAATGTCAACAAGAACAGCATGAGCGCGGAAACGCCAAGCAGTCGTCTTAGACGAACCACCATCGATCACAAGAAGATCAAGAGTGTCTGCTGCCGTAACTGCATTACTGTGAAGCGCCGTCGTGCTAAAGCCAGTGAAGCCAGTGGCATCAGAGTCGCCACCGTCAACAAGAGCATCAGCAGTCAATGCACCACTAGTAACACCAACGTCAAAAGTGATCTGTTCGTTGCCTGAAGCTTCGAGAACTTGAATAGCCCCACCAATAATCATCGTATCGGCAGGAAGATCAATCAACTGAACAATGTCACCTTGTTCTAGGTCCGTGTTATCAACCGCGTCGTAAACCGGCGAAGTAATAACATATGATTTGAGTGCGCTGGCCGGATGACCGACAGTGCCCCCAGTTGAGGAAGTACGATTGTAAGTAGCCATTTTCTATGCCCTCCTTTAACTGTCTAGATCGGTTACACCGACGAGTGCGCCAGTAAAACCAGTTCCAGAACCACGGAGAACCTTGCGTCCGAAAACGTGAAGGCCACGAACAATGTCAGCAAAGCTGTTAGGGTCGCGGACAACTTCAGTCTTGGCAATCGCAGAGGCAGTAGCAACTGCACTCATATGACCAGCAAGAGCAAAAGATTCTCCACTTGTAGCAACAGGACCGAAAGTCGCTGCCGCTGCTGTCCCAAGTGAGCCAACAACCATTGCATTCGACTGATAGAGGGTAAAGCCATGAATCTTACGATTGGTAACTTGACCATTCATAAGAGGACTCATCGACTCGCCCGTAACACTTGCATCCATCAATTTGGAATCAGCCTGACGAAGAACCTCGTAGAATTGCGGCGGAGCCACAAACCAACGATTCTCTTCAGGAACATCCTGCTCGTCAAGAAGGCGAGCAAACTTAGCAATGTAGTTAGCAAGCTCGTCACCAGTGTTGCCCGAAACAGCAGAACCAGCAGTACCAAGGCCAGTGCCAGCAGTAGCGTTGTCAGCAATATCCTTTAGAACATTGTAGTCATACTGCTTTTTAAGAGCATACGCGCCAGAAGAAGTGGCAAGAGCCTCAAAGTTTACGTGGCTCTGACGCTCTTCAATGTCGTCAACCTTAAAAGCAAAGTAGTTGCCCTGATCGACCGTGAGAGTAATCTCAGCGTCCGTCAGGTCTTGGGGGTTAACTGTAGCACCGCGAGTGTACGAAGAAACCGAAATCGTCGGCTCCTTAATAATCTTCACAGTGTCGCCAAAATTCTCAATTTCTCCCGCGTAGTCGGTGTTAGTGATTGCTTCTGCAACCGATGCACGACGGAAGTATTTAAGAACCTTTTGGCTGTAGATAGCCGGGACGAAATTACCGTTAGGTAGGTTTTCGTAACCAGCCGAAACTGAGTAAGCCATAATAGTCTCCGTTAAAATTTTTGGTTAAGGTCTAATTCTTCCTTCTCGATTAGCCTGTTCCAATTCTTTTTCTAATTTATTGAATTGGTCTGGGCGTAGCCGAGAGATTTCATCAGAAGTCCAAATCTTTTTATCTCCCTGCGGGTCTGCAATTTCACGGGTAGTGTTAGAAGTCCGTACTTGCTTTGCCGCAGAGTTATTGTTTGACCGTTTAGATTTGGTTTTTGAAATACCCTTGTCCGCTTTATAAAGGTCTAAGGTACGAGCGGCCCATTTAACGTCTGTTGCGTTTTGTGTCACGCCGTTTGAAATGCTTTCAGGCTGTTCTTCCAACCAATCAATAAAGTCCTGACTGTCTTTAAGTTCAGCAAAATCAGGGTGAATGGATAAAAGTTCTTTCTGGGCATTCCCACGTTCCAGATCACGCTCACGATCACGAAGGAGTTCAAGATGTTCCTCAATGTCGCTTACACGAGAATCTGCTTGCATGTGTGCAACAGTCTCCACAATTCCAAAGATGTCAGGGTATTCCTCTTTAAACTTTGCAAGGTCTTCCTGACTTTTTGGCAACTTGATGTTTTCTTTTTTTGTTTGTTTACTAGAAACAAGCAAGTCTTCTTTTTCTTGTCGCCAATCCGATAACTTCTGATCGTAGTGTTTCTTGAGATCATCGTATCGTTTTTTAAAATTGTGGTTATCGTTGTCGGTCTTGCCTACTTTTGCTTTACTGTCCGGGGTGGCCGATGCCTCGGTGTCCGTAGGTTCTTCAGGTTCGTCAAGACGAGTCCGATAGTTATTTTGGTATGGGGTAGGTTCGTTTAGTTCCTCGTTTGAGTTAGGGGTATCAATCATAGTCACCTCCATGCGGGGCCATATCTCTATGGGTAGCCACGGTTGGTCTTAAAATGACAGGGCCAGAACATTACGTTCTAGGTGGCTGTCGGAATTAAATATTTCGTTGAGTAGCTAGTGGATTAAATTCTGGTGTTAAAAATTCTGTGTACGCTTCGCTGCCTTTTTGTTCTAAAATATTTGGTATGGCGCGAGTTTGCCTAGAGGAATTTTTGTCAGGGTTTTTTAACATTGTTCGGTCTATGTTAAGGTCTGCTTTGCTTGTCCGCACACTTCCGGGCATATTTCTAAAGTTTTCAAGAAAATCTAAATGTAGTGCTTCTCTTTCTGATATACCTTCATCAGCTACGCCATACACTTGTTGGCCATAAAAAGCATTTAGGTCGTTAGTTAATTGTTGTTTTTCTTCTTCTGAAGTTTTTTTAGCAAAACCACCTACACTTTCAGTGCCCGATGTAATTTCCCAAACCATGTTATTAATAATATTACTAAATTTAGTATTGTAATACTCGTTGCGGTTTTTTTCTTGAAATCCCTGAGAAAGTTGACCACCTTGTAATTCTTTTCGTAGTTCTTCTCCAAGAGCAGACATTTGTTGGTCTAGTTCTCCAAAACCTTTTTGTCTGTTTTCGTAAAATCTTTCTTTAGATTTTGAGGATGCTCTTTCAGCAACGCCGCCTTCTTGGAGATTGATAAAGCCGCCGTTAACTTTACTTTTTCTGGGCGGGGGGGTAGGTTTTGCTTGTGGTGTTTGAATACTAGGGTCTTCCACATAAAAATCATGGGCAAATGACGGGTCCAAATTTGTTACGTAGGGGCGCATAGCCTGTGGATTTTTTAAATCACTAAATTTAAAACCCTTTTTCATCATGTGTGTAACATTACTTTGAGAAGGTTGAGACAAATATTCCCTAACAAAATCTTCTTTGTCTTTTATTTGTTGTGCAGTAGCTTGTAATCTACCTGTTCCACGCCTTCTTAAATTTCCTTCATCATCTAAGTAATGCTTTTCAAAAGTTTGATACGCTTTTTCAAACGCAGTGCGATCACTAACAGTATCTCTTAAATGTTTTTGTTTATTGTCAATTCTGTTTTTAAGCGTATCTAAAACAAGTTTTTGTTCTTCTAACGACTGTCCTCCTGCTTCACCCATTAACATTCTTGTTACATAAGATACGTTTTCTACTGGTTTGGGTTTTGCTCGCGGTGTGCGCGGCCCTTCAGTTTTTTCAAATGAACTGTCCTTGGGTGGTATTCCACCTGTAGGGTCTAGCATTGATGGTGGAGGAGCAGCAAGTTTTATGTCTTTGCCTTTTTTCACTTGTTCTAAAACTGTTCGACCCGTTGCTAACCCAACTCTAAAATTTTTTTTTGCGTCGTTTGGTTGTAAGAAAGACTGGGATTGCTGTGGATTAGAATCAACAGCGTTAGGAAAGGGAGTGCCCATAGTCGCTTGCTGCGGTTGTGCATAATTGTACTCTCCTATAAAACCACCCTGTGCCCTAGCTTGAGTTTTACGCGCTTTAAAAATATTTCCGGGGTCTGGCATTGTTTCATCAGAATACGCAGGGTTCATGTTTCCCGGCTCAAAAGGAGCAGCAAAATCTTTTTTTGGTTTTTTTGGTATTAACGACTTTGGCTTTGTTGTTGGAACATCCGTTAAAACAGCTTGTCCACTAAGTTGCTCAGGAAAACCCTCTGCCGTTGGTTCAACCTTGCCACCAAGCATGTCAGAAACATTGCTGCCAAACTGAGACATGAAGTTTTGTAGTGTTTCAATAAGCCCAACCTTTGGGGCTGGCACTGCCGCAGTACCATTTGCATACGGCACTCGACCGCCGCCCATCATCCCCATCATAGCCATAGCTTGCTGCTCAGACTTCACAGGAGCCTGTGGTGGCCCTGCTTGCTCTTGTGGCATGGGTGGCCCCATAAAACTCTCTGGAGGCTGCTGAGAGGGCTGTGAGGGCTGCTGTGCCTCTGCCTGTTTCTTTTCTTGCGCCTGTTGCTTCTGAAGGTAGGCACGACCACGCTCGTTCATGTCCTCAAGCTTCTTGTAGCCAATCTTCTCCGCAACCTCTGGTGGGATAACGTACTCGCCATTGGAGATAGCCACCGGCACATCATCCTCTGGGTTAGGGTCTTCCATGCTAATCTGGACGCCTTCTGAAAGAAGCTCGTCAACAGCAGCACTAATTAGCTTGTCGATAGTTTCTGTGCCATGAAGGCGGATAGCTGCTGCGTTAATAACAACAGTGCCTTCCGGCAACTCAGTGGGAACACCGTCATCAACTGGTCCGCCGCCATTGGGTACATCTACCATGCCCATTGGTGCGCCGTTAACAACATCGCCAGCAACTGCTTGTGGTGGTACATTGCCTTCACCATCAACCGGCACCATGCCACCTTCTTGTAAGCCAACATTTTCCATGTCAGGATTAAGAAAACTAGCTTTGGGCTGTTTTGCTCTAGCTCTACGCTCTGACTGGCGGCGTCTTGCACTTTCAACAACACGCGGCAAAACAGGCATTTCTTTTTGTTTTTCTAGTGCGCCTTCTGTTTCAATAATATCTTTGCCATACAGTGGCACCATGTCCTTGACCATCGGATCAAGCTTGTCGTAGTTTTTAATAATATAATTGCCAGCAAATCGACCTGTGTTGCCACCTACCATGCTAAGAGCTTTTTCCTCTGCACTACCACTAACCATGCCAAACTCAGGGTTACCAGCTTTACCGTCAAGAATTTTTCTTAGGGCAAGCTGTACCTTCCCTTGGTCAGCTTCCTCGTTTTTTCCGGTCAAGCGTTCTTTAAGCGGATTGTAGCTATCTAAGTAATTTGGTAGCATCTACTTGCCTTTCATCGACATGAAGGAGTTTTTGTTCTTGGCTTTTACGGTGCCGCCAGTTTTCATAAAATAACCGTAGCTACCGGCGTCATCAGGATAACCGGGCATACCGCCTTCTGCTCCCGCATCACCCGGATCACCCAAATCACCACCACTAGTATCACTATAGCCAGAAATACCGGGAGAAGGAGGAGCAACAGGAGCAGTTGCCGGTCCCGTCGCTGCGCCTGAACCTTCATCTATAGTAATGCCAAACAGTGACGCTACGTCTTTTGAACTTTGAGCGGTTCCAAAATCTACGGTTTCATCTACGTCTAAATTAACTGCGTAATTAAATAAACTTTTGTCCATAGGACGACCAAATTTTCCACGACTAAGAGCGTATTTTGCAGCTTCTACTGATGCTCTAGCAGACTGACCTATAGGTAACGACCCTGCTCCTGCACTGCTTAAAATAGATTGCTCTTGACTTAATGCTTCTTGCATTGCTTTTTGTTGATCCGCAAAGTCTCTTCCTGTTTGAGTTGCAGGGTCTAAAACATTACTGCTAGGGTCTGGAATGTACGGATCAGTTTGAGTTTCTATATCATCGTCATTATCATCGTCGTCACCATCGTCCTCTGGTTGAGGGTACAGAACATCACCCACATCTCCAATTGGCGCAGCGCCAGTATCTTGATATCTTTCAAAAACATTTCTAACTTGAGAAGCAGGGATACCTTGGGCTGTTAGCAACTGCCCGATACCAACTTGAGTAATGTCTGTTGGGGAGCTAACAATGTCGGTAAACTCGTTTTGAGGCAGCAAAGAATACGTTTCTGTACCCTGTGGTCTTTGACCCTTTTTACGCCTACGCCTAGTACGAGTTAGTGTACCAAGATTAGCCCTTTCGCCAATCCCAATTTGCCCCGATGCTTGGTCATCCAAAAACGACATTACTTGTTCCTTTTCATATTCTCGTAGTTATTCCGCAGCTTCAGCAAGGTTTCCAGTAAAGCCAGCTTCCCCTGCAAGCGGCGCACTTCCAACTCCGATGTTTCCGCCACCAACGCCCGAGACATCTGCTGGGTTTGCTCCAACAGGTACTCCTCCAACGCCACCCATGCCGCCGGGTTGTTGAGGAGCGGCCCCAGCTTGTGGAACGCTGTTTTCTGCTGGTTGTTGTTGCTCATTCAAACCTCTCAATACATCTGCAAAAATAGCTGCTTCGTTAACATCATTAACTAGCTCATTCGGATCAATGTCTTGCGAAATAGCAAGTTCACGAATAAGATTTGGAATCTTAACAAACGGTGCCAGCATTGGGTTGGCAACTGTTTGGAGCAACGTAACAAGACGCTGTGTACGAACCTCTTTCTGCATAACAGCAGAAGTACCTCTGGGCTTAATCTCAAGATCGCCTTCAATTTCAGGCTGTTCTTCGTTAAACTGCATGTTCCACTGGAAGTAGGACTCACCCATTGGCTTCAAAAGATAGTCGTCAATGTTCTTAACAACAGACTTGATGGACAACGTGGACGAACTCATAAGCATAGACAGCCCAGAAGCAGTGCGTCCTGTGCCGCTTACGCCGGTTTGACCGTGTGCAATGCTAGGAATACCTGTCTCTTCGTCCGCAAGTTGCCGTGCCTTGTCATACATTTGAGCGTTGGCTGGTGCAGTGTTGGGGAAATTAATAGAGTTAATGGCCGTGCCGCTAACGCCTGACTGGCGGCGGAACACTTTGCCGGGGTAAATATCGTAGTTCTGGCCGGGGACCAGCATAGCTTCGTCAATGTCAAACACCACATTACCAGCAAGGGCAAGGTTGTCGATTGCCATGCGGATGTGGCCGTTCATTAGAAGTTGCGCGTCTTCCATGTTTTCGGCAATGCCCACACCAAACATCTGGTACGGGTTTACCTCGTAAGGAAATACTTGATAAGGAATGCGTTCTGGTGTAAATGGATTAATAACTAGGCGTAGTACTTTATTACCAGAAACCCATGCGTTTACTTGATAAGACGAGAGGCTATCCATCCCACTGAAGATTTCAAGACCCGCTTCATTAGCCATCGAAGCATCCAGAACACCCCAGTACTCAAGTACTTCATAACGCGACTCAGAATAGATAGGATCATTTTGATCAGACTGTAACTGAGCCTCAAAATACTTTTCTTCATAGTTGGGGCCATTTTCCAAAAGCTCTTCAATGGCTTCGTTATTAAAGTAAGGTTCATCTTTTAACTTTCGTAGTTGTTGACGATTAAGCTTGTGTCGCTCAATAACGTACTCTGCATCCTCAACACCAGAAGCGTTGGGATCAGGGTAAAAATTCCAGCATGAAATATGGTCAATGTTAGGTTTAGATTTGTGAACAGGAGCGTATTCTTTTTCTCCTTCTTCATTGCGCCGCCACCGTGGAATAGTCTTGTCGTAGGTAAACGGGCCTTTAATGATGCCTGTACCAAGCAAGCAAGACTCAAAGATAGACTTGCGTAGCTTTTTAACTGCTGAAGTATCTAAAAGTTGGTCATGGATTGTTTTTTCCATGTTGGCAGCAGCAAGAGCAGCCGGTTTAATTTGTGGTTGGCCCATTTTGCCGGGACCAGCAACAAGGTTTTCACTGTCGTATTCATAACCCAAGTTGCGAGTTATGGGGTTTTCCGTCATACGTGCTGTTGCTTCTTTAGCACCGGGAAGAAGTTCTTTGCCATCATCAGGAAAACCAAAGGGACTTTCTTGCTGTGCTTCTTGCGGAGACTTTAAATGGGCAAACTCAGGGATGCCTTCTGGATTAGGCGTAGACTCAACTACAATGGGAAACTTTTTATTGGCAAACAAGATGTCACCAATTTGACCCGCCGCAGCAAGAACCTTTACCTTGGTAATCTTAATAAAGACACGAGATCGTTCTGATTCTCTGAGTTGTTCTGTACTTTGACTGTCAGACAGCCCTCGATAGTTCTTGTACGCCTTTAGCCATCTCTGTTCATCGGAGTAGCGACCATCTTCTGCCCTTTGAAATTTGGCACGGATGTGCCCCACAAGTCCACTAAAGGAACTAGAAGCAGGGCCGTCAGCCATACGTACATCAATGGCTAGGTCTGTGTCAGAGCCGCCGTCTTCGTCTATATCGAGAAATCCCATATTAATTAAGGAGACTTAGTAGTCCCGCTCATCCGCCATTTTAAAGACAGCGGGGTCAACCATTTTTGCTGATGCGGACGGGGCTGCTGTAATGCCGTCGCCATAATCGGCGCTCGTAAATGGATCAAGCTTTTCACGCTTGGCTGGGCCATCAGGAGTTTCATTCATGTAACCCTGCACTGGACCCATTGGAACCGTAAAGGTTGCCGTTGATTTTAGTAGCTGTTTCATTGTGCTGTTCCTTGTTTTTGTTGTTGTCGTTGCATTAAGCGTTTCATTTCATCCTGAAACCTAGTGCTACGCTGTATGTCTTCTTGCATAGCAGCGCCTTGCTCCATTGGCCTTGCTCTTTCAGCCAATTGTTTTTCTAAATACTCAGCCTGTCTAACTTCAGGTGGCATTTCTGCTGTAGCTAGACGCTGTTCATCCGTTAGATCACCTCCTTTAACTGACGCTAACAAAGCTTCCATTTGCTGTGTTGACATACTTTCTGGATCACGACCTGTTGGTTTAGAACTCATAGCGTAGTCGAGAGCCTCTGCTCCCTTTGCTGCAAGCCCAATACCCCCACCAATTACGGCAGGAGCAACACTTCTTATAATTTTACCTTTGTTCTTGCTTAAAAACTGGCCCATTTTTTCTAGGGCACCCGCGTCACCTTTGACA